CTGGGACTTGAACCCAGATCACTCCGTTATAAGCAGAGGGCCTTTACCTTTAGGCGACAGTCCCGCGGGCAGAGTAGAAATCTCCAGGGAGTTGGTCAATGGGCATAATCAATACACGGTTTGGGCCGTCAATGATTGTAAATGTTTCTCCGTTTTCCACTCTTTCAAAGAGGGGATCAAAGTTTGCTTGAAACTCTTCCACGGTGAATTCTTTTTTGTTAGGGTCCATCGGGTTTCTTTCGATGTATGTACATTATACCAAGAATAGGACCCACAGTCAACCCCAATCCCGCAATAAATATAAAGATGGGATTAGGAGTCAGACTCGCTAGAGCCTTTAATATCGGGTGGAGCTGAATGAATAGCTGGTAGTTCATTTCTTTCCTCAGGAGTTTTGTATTGCCACTCTCTTGTATCGCCAACTGACCAAGATGGATCGGTTTCTACAGCAAAGTACTTCGTAGACACTTTAAAGTCTGGAATGAGCGTTTCTTTGGGGATCATAGAGGCCTCGTACCATAGAACTCTATTATTTGGCTGAGCCGCATATTGTCCGTTATCTAGAGCAATTACGTTAAAAGACTTATGCTCGTCTGGTGTTTCAGATAGGCCAAGCCTTGGACGATCATAATCTGGCTCACAAGCGTCGATAGTAAACATATACTCGCCATGATGCCATTGTTTATCCTTCCCAAGAAACTTGCAACGTAATCCGCTAAGAGTAAATTTCTCTACAACAGTAATGTCGTAACTAAAGCAATCCCAGAGCTCGATTACATCAAGCGGAAGGTCCGGCGAAGGTGTCTCAGGATCAGATACAAACGCAGCAAGTGGAAGTTTATCGTAGAGGGCCCCGTACTCCGGTAAGAGGGCCTCGATGTATATAGCACGACGGGCAATGGATTTTACGCTAATCCATATTGCTTCTGTGAACTCACCATGACCTTTCTCTAGGTCGTATAGATATTCCTTTCGCACATAGCATTTGTGCGGAGGTACATTTGCTACTAAAAAACTCATAGTTAACCTATAACTACGAGACTTTACACTACTTAACTAATTCTTGTAATATTGGAGCAGGAACTTGTTGAAACCCTGGGATAATCTGTCCTATGAACAAACCGACGATAACTAACCCACCTGCTACTAAATATCTCCACTTAGTAAGGTCTTCTACTTTCTTTTCTATCGAGTTAATTCGGTCTGTTAGTTCGTTATGTTCTCTATGACTATCCTGTTTTAACTCTTCAATTTTTTCATATAGCGCATCTTCTTCAAGGGCCCTTTCCTCGAGTTTGCCCTCGTGCTTGATGAGCATTTCTTTAATGCTGAGGGATACGTCACTAAGCTTTTCAATGGACTCATCTAGCTTAGTAAAATATCGTTCGTGAGTTTCTAGTCTTGATTCGATAACAGAAACCCTGCTATCATTAAAAACGCCCATTATAAACTACAATTATTCTAAATAGAATTTAAACAAACTAGTAATGGCATTCTGAGTCGTCTTCCTCGTCTTCATAGGAGGAAGGCTCTTCAAATAGCTCTCTCATTTTAAGATCGGCCATTCGTTCTTCTAAGACTTTAAGGCTTTTGCTTGAAAATAATTCACTCATTGTCTTCTGGATTCAAACTTCTTATGACATTTAATCTTCTTTCCCAGGTATCTCCGCTGTCGGATCCTTTAACTGGGTTAATGCAAGTCTCGTCGCCTAGGTTATTACATACTAACCCTGCAAGGTCATGAGGGCATCCCTCTTTTCCTGTAGACCAATAGAGTTGTCCACCAACCCATTTAGCACTACATTTTGGGCACTCAGATACTGTTTTTTCTGTCATTGTGAAGTTGTTTCATTGATTTGTCAAGCATTCTCTTTAACTTACGCTTCATGAAGAACGTTCTTACAAGGACTATCTGATATCTCATAGAGAGATCAATATATCTAAATAAGTTAAGAGTGTTTTCTGTTCCTGCGTAGGCAATCATTCCGGCTAAAATAAAGACCGTTAGATAAAACCCAAGGAAGCCATATTCCATACTAATAACGCCATTCGTTAATTATGTCGAGGACATCAGACAAGGCATTGTCTACGGCCCTCTTCTCATTTATACTCCAGTCTCGGCCATAAGTACCGTTATGTAAGAGATCTTTTAATTTTAGAACTCTATGGAGTACGTCAATTTTTGTCAATTGTCCTCTGGGCATAATTACCAAAAAATATCAGTATAGCAATCGCCGCAAGCTAGCGACAATATAAGTATACTCGAAACAAAGGATGCTATCAGTATATATTTATACATACTACAAAAGAGGCAGCTCTTAACCGCCTCTTTGTTCTTTAATCAAAACAGCCGTATTTAATTAATTCTTTATATTTACCAGATGCCAGGGATTACCTGACCTGTTGTGAAATAAGCCCCTACAGCAGCAACAAAGCCCACCATAGCAAGTCGTCCGTTCAGTTTTTCCGAAGATTCTTTAAATCCCATTGTTTTTCTCCTGTTTGGTTTTGTTGTAGATAATAACTTCTTCACCATCGTGGGTAAAGACTAGTTCGTCGTCATGGCCCCAACAAAGTTCTTCGTATAAAGCATTAAGCTTTTCCATGTCTTCGTAAAGGGCATTTGGATTGGGCATTAAGTTTCTGTACCGTTTTGAGTTAGAAATGCGGCACCAGCAAATGTAGCAAAAAGGATTACTCCCATAGCAAGTAGTGCCATCAGAAAATACCGAAAAAGAACTTGCCAGTGATTGCGTAGGAGATAAATCCTGCAATGATTCCCATCATAGCCCAACGGCCATTATATGTTTCTGCAAACTGCTGAGGAGACTCAAGGCCTTTACGGTTATAGGATTCTACCACCATTTGAGGCTCTTTGGCAAACAGATTGTTTTGTCCGAATTCGTTTGTTGTAACGGTCATTGTAACAAAGTGTAACTATATAATTATAAACTATTTGTTAACAAATGTAAATAGCCCCAGATCAATAGTCATCGTCTTCTAACACTCGCCTAACGCCTTCTTTATTTTTCATACAATAACCATGGACGTCTATTTCCATCTCTCTATGTGCTTTTACGTGGAGTACTTCAATAAAAACAAGAGTACCGATAATACCGATGAAGCTAGCCAGAAGAAATTTCATGGTAATAAAAAAGCCCCGGTTTTACCCGAGGCTAATAGAGTTATATAGCTAAATCAGAAGTTATACTTAACGCCAAGCTTACCGCCATAACCGGTGTCTGCGTCATCAATTCCTGTAGCAAGGGAGATCTCGCCATAAACGCCAAGAGACTCGGTGGCAGCAACACTTGCGCCGACCTTACCGCTGAATACGGTTTCGGAGTCTCCGCCGTCAGGAGTTACGAATGCAGGACCGCCTTGAACATAGTAGCCAACAGAACCAACGGTTCCTTCGTAGCCAACGTGTACGTCGGTGGTAGCACCAGCATAGTCACTGCCGGTCCAACCTGCGTTGGTTTCGACGTTAACATAAGGACCAGCGATAGCAGCGCCGGCAGACATGGAGAGAGCAGCGGTGGCTGCGAAAGCGGATTTAATCATAATAGTTTTGAAAATGTCTCGGGAGGGAAAAAATAGGTCACCTCACGGATGGAAGAGATCTCGACTATGATCTCTTGTGGAATTGTTACTCTGTGTAAAGGAAAATTTCCACTAGTATATTATAAACCATTTTCTAGGTATTGTCAACTACTTAACAATCTGAAGTCGTTCTACGTATTCTCGAGCTATTTCTTCGCGTCTTTGCTTAGCCGCTTTGGACTGACCTTTGGCTTCTTGATACTTACGCACAGTTGCTCGTACCAATTGAGCATACATACTCTTATCAAGCTCAGGACGATCAACATCAATAAGCTTATATACTTTGTTAAAGTCAATGACTGCTTTTGTGGGACTTTCTTCAATCTTTCCACTAAGCCCATAGTCAATGAGAGTTGATTCACTGCCACCTTCACCATCTGTCATGAATTGTTGGTTATGCATATCGCCATGATAGAAGCCCATCTTATGAAGGTCGCGGATTGCTCTGAGAGACTTACGAGCCTGGTCTTCAGTCATAGCTAGACCTCGTTCTTTCTCTTCAGGAGTGCGATTATAGCCGTTACCCCATAGAGGAGCTCCGTCGATAGCATCCATCTCGATGTGTTCATCGGATGCAGAGTGAACTTTCGGAGAGTGGCCGAGTTCCGCCATACGTTTCCCGAGCTCTATCTCATACGGACCCCACTCCTTTCCTTCTTTGAGGGTTTTTACAACACGATTTTGTTTCTCGTCTTTGTAGACAATCCCGTAGTTTCCTTCGGCTAATTTCTTCATCTTAGAGACGTCGGGAATAGAGGGCTTCGAAGGCTTTGCCTTCTGCTCCATTCTATCACCAGAATCAACTAGTTTCCACCGGCCATTAGCCTGTTTCTGAAGTGTATGACCAGACTTAGGGTTCTTGTAAACTGCGCCGGGCTTAGCGGTCTTTCTAAGCGCCTCTGGCACCATTTCATCCGAGTAATTTACTTTGGGCATAGTAAAAATATATCTGACTCTTTCAACCAACGATTCAGGTAGGACTCGAACCTACGACCGACTGCTTAGAAGGCAGTTGCTCTATCCAGCTGAGCTACTGAACCAGAAACTTAATCTGGAAACTTAGATTGAAGGACGTACTCTACGGTAGTAGCCACGTCATTCATTGCGTCTCTGAGCTCTGGCCTTTGTCCAGACTCTTGTAGCATTATATCACGATCATCAGAAAGTGTCCACCGCCATTGGCGCATTGACGAATTATACCAGAGATTAATTTTCATAATACTTGTATTTTTTCGTGCCCGACTTGAACTGTCGGGTCTACCCATATACTATACCCCAGATTTCTGGCGTCGATACAGAATGCTACGTCTTCAGAACACATATCCTCGTATGGTCCGATGGACATACGCTTAGGAGCAAACCACGGATAAGGCAAAGCTTCAAAAACTCCCTTCTTTACCAGCGTCCATCCAAAGCCAACATAATCTGCTTCAAATCTTTTTCTTTTATTAACCATCTCTTCCCTACTGACAAACTGGAACGTACCATATTCCTGAAAATAGTCTTCCTCCATCTTCTCAACAACGGGAGTAGTACCTCCAGGTTGTGTGTACCAGCCAGAAGCAATATCTTTTCTCATATCCACCAGCTTAAAAAAATCTTCAGAGGAGAATACAATGTCGCTATCAATCCACATCATGTAGTCGTAAGCAACTTTGCCACCAAAAGGAGCTTGGCGCGGCCCATTTTTTACGTCGGCTCCTGCAACTTTGCATCTAGCAAAATTTACCATAGAGCTATAGTCTTGAGAAATAATGGGTTTCATTCCAACTCTCTTACAGTCATCAAGCAAGGTAGTAAAATTTACTAAAAACCTCCCAGAATAATAAGAACCTGGGAGGCAGAAGATTACAGTTTTACCAAGATAGGGTTGGTAAGTTAAATTCATTCTTCAGAAGATTCTTCTTCGGAGGACTCTTCCTCTGCAGGAGGAGCTGGAGGAGTGTATGTATAGCTAGAAGTACCTGTAGGATCGGCACCGTCGATTGTCTCAGGGCGCTCTTGTTGGAAATCATAAATTTGTTTTCCGACAGCTTCAATAGAAGACTTAACGTAGCTAAATTCTTCAACTGTAGAAACGCCTTCAGCTGCTAAAAGCCATCCCTTTAAAGTCTCTTTAGTCACGTCTTCAAATGCAACGAAAGAATCCTCGTTAAGATCCTCTACAGAGAATTGAGAGGTTCCTCCGCAGCTATAGCTGAAAGAAGGTTGAGTTTCTACTAGGTTTCCTTCTTCTTCAGATCCGGTAGTGATGGCATTAGAATATGCGTTTACGCCATAGCTTGCTTCCACGATGACGTTATTAAAGCTTCCTTCTGAAAGTCTTCTTTTTACACTGCCGATATTAAATGTGTAATTAATGGCCATGAGTTAATATAACAAAGAATTGTTGTCTTTTAACTATAAACTACGAGTCGGGAATACAGGATTTGAACCTGTGGCATCCTGCTCCCAAAGCAGGCGCGCTACCAAACTGCGCTAATTCCCGACGTACTTAGATTATACCATAAACCTTGCGCATGTTGATCGTTTAAGGATTATCTAGAATATTAGCGTTTATTTGCACATGGCAAACAACTTTAAGTTATTCGACGTAAAACACGGCCTGTCGGTAAATGGGTTGGAGTTTGTCGACAATAATAGAAACGTAACCCTTAACAACTTAACTGTACGAGGAACATCAACAGTTATTGATACAAGGACGTTAACCACGGTTGATCCGATAATTAGTCTGGGTAAGTCTGGAAATAAGTACACAATTACTGCCGTTACCGCAGCTAACCCCGGCCGATTAGCTTTTGCGGCATCTGCTTTATCAGACTTTGCTCTTAGTGATTCTGTAAAGCTCCTTGTGAGTGGAGGAGGCGCGGCTCCTGGTGGCTTGACAGCTAACACCGTATATTACGTAAAAGCCATTGATACTGACGTAAGTAGCGCAACTTACGGGACAATCACGATCTCTGCAACTCAAGGTGGATCGGCGATTCAGATCACTTCTGCCGGAAGCGGAACTTTAGAGTTAGAACTTAACCCTCTCCAAGATCTAGGACAAGATCTAGGTATCGAGGTCAACTACGTAGATGGCTCGGCTAAAACTGCAGCCTTTGGTTTTGCTGATCTTACAAAGAGATTTACCTACTTCTCTGATTCCTCGTATGGTGGTTCGGAGTCAGTCTCCGATGATACTTCCCCAGCCGCGATATTTGGCGGAGTAAAGGGTGGCGCTGACTTTGCTTCGATAATCTTAGAGCACTCTGCGGCTCTTACTTCTACTAGCCCTGGAATTAGTCTAACTCAGACTTGGAACGCTGGAGGGGCTACTTTCGATGCGATTGATGTTAATCTAACAGATACCGCCTCTGCTTCTGCTTCTAGAATAATTCAAGCTCAAGTTGGTAGTGCTGATAAGTTTGTAGTTAGAAAAGACGGCGTATTATCACTAAATACTTCTAACCAGACCGGTGTATTAACTTTAGTCCAAGACTCCGCAACTCAAGCTACTACCTTAAATCTAATTGATGGTACTGCAACTTGGAATGCTGGTGGATCTACTTTCATTGGATTAGATCTAAGCTTTACTCAAACCGCCTACGCAACGGGATCGCTACTTGCGTCTATCTCTGCTGGTGCTAATAGAAACTTTGTAATTAACGCAGAAGGCGAAGTAATTTCTCGTTCTGAGTTTACAGGTGGCGGAGTACAAACTGGCGTATTAGTTGATGTAACAGATACGTCTTCTGATGCCGGTTCTCTACTTTTAGATCTTCAACTTGGTAATGCTTCTAAGTTTAGTGTTAGTAAGGCTGGTAACGTAACTGCTCAAGGTACATTAACTTCTGAAGGAAACTTAACAGTTAATGGATCCGCCAATATTGAAGATGATCTAACAATTCAAGCTCAAACAAACGGAGCTGGTAATTATAACGATACCACAAACGTTGGTTGCGATGTAGTTACAATTACTGCCGGTAGCACTAGCGCAGCTGTTCTAGACTCCTTTGCAGCTGGAACTTACACCTCTGTAGAATACCTAGTTCAAGTTAAGCTCGCTAACGGCAGAATCCATACAACTAAGGTTCTCTTGGCGCAGAATGGAACAGATATCTTTATGACCGAATACGGAACAGTATATAGTAACGATATCATTGTTACGTTTGACGCAGATCATAATAGCGGAAACTTTAGACTTCTTGCAACCAAGACTTCTGCTGCTGCAGCATTAAATAGCCTTGCCACAGTTAAAGTAACAAGAATTGCAATCACTGCATAAAAAAAAGGCGCCTCAGCGCCCTTGACCTTTATATCTTTTCTTTGCGCTGTTACGACTAGTAGCAGCGTATTTAGTATGCTGACCTGCGCCTTGTCGAGTCTTTTTAGGCTTTCCAGGAATAAAATTTGTACCGGAGATAGATCGTGCCATGACCTTATATTGGATTACTTATATATTATATCATACTATCTGGTCAATTTCTTTAAATTAAAGTTAATTGGCTTAAACCATTTTACGACCTCTTGCGAAATTGCGTGAGTATCTACATCTCCGCAAGTAAATATGTCACAGGCGGCTATTCCTCTTTCTGGCCACGTATGAATTGAAAAATGAGATTCAGCCAACATAAAAACTGCAGTAAACCCTTGAGGGTCGAACTTATGCTTTTGAACACCGAGTACGTCACATTCATAATCCCATAGAGTACCCTCCATCCATTTAACAAATGCATCCATTTCATCTAGGAGCAAGAAATCCGCCCCGGTCATGTCCAAGATAATGTGAGTGCCTATATAGCTCGGAGATGGCTGCATATTAAAAATTTGTTATAAAGATATCGGAGAAATTGCTTGAAAAGGGTACGGTGATACTGGAATAGCTTCCAGACCACTGCATTACCATATCGTCTATTCTACCTCTATTAATTAACCTAGAACTAACTAAAAAGTCATATCCTTTTAAATCAATACAATCAAAAAATTTAAATAGTTCTTCTTTAAGAGAATTTGTAGATGGGAAAGGAACGTGTATGTATACTAAAGATTTTTTAGTTAGCAAGTTTAAGTCAAACGATTTAAAATTACCGTGGGCAATAATGAAATCAGAATTAATTAGCTTAGAGTTTTTTACGTTGATCTCGGAGGTATCTAGAGTGTGAGGGAAATATTCGCATTTGAAGTTACCGTAGTAATCAAATTTATGTATAAATCCACTCGAGGCCATAAGACAGTACAATTTTGCAAAAGTCCGCCTTGATGGATTCTTAAGTTCTTGATTGAGGTCTCTACGTACTCTATAGTATTTTGCTTTGCCCCACTTACCTTTAAAGTTTGATTTGAATTCCTCTTGGATCAAAGATTCGGCATATGGTTTCTTTACGAGGTCATGGAGACCTAAAATATGCCTCTCCGTAGAGAGTCCCATACCTCCTCGACATTCGTACATGATCTCTCCTGTAGAGAGCCCAAGATCGTAGATATAGCGGTCTTTAATACCCGATTTAAGGCCAAAAAAATGCTCCCTTGAACCAGGAAGCAATTGTTTACCAGGATACGGTATTATAGGGCTATTTAAGCTTTCTCCAAGTCCTTCCATTGAAAAAACAAATTAAATCAGGATTGAATATTCTAATTGTACCAGGAGGAATCTTATTATAGGTGTATTTGTCACCAAAAGTATCCAATAAAAGATATTCTGTGTACTCTTCTGTATTTTCTACGATCCTTATTGCTTTTTGTAATAGATGGAGCACAGAGAAAGCGGCAATCCCACTGATTACTTTATATTTTCCCTTCTCTTCTACAGTTTCTTTTAAGAGCCCTAGCTGATTGGGTTTGAATTGAACAAAGTGGTCAGAACTAACAAAACGTCGAGCGGGAGGTGATATCATCATCTTATTACGCCTTCGTCTCATTATTATACCAGATTACTTTTTAGGTTCAATTGCTGAAGCAACAGGAGGAGGGCCACTTTGTGAGTTGCCATTGCCTTGGCCGTTGCCATTTTTCTTAGCGGCTGTGGCCATACCAAAGCTCGCAAGTGCGCCACTAAATACAGAGGCGATAAATGTTGGGTCAAATTCTAAGATCCTCTTTCCGTCGGGTAAACGAACGTAAGAGAACGTTAATAGGGCTGCCGACCAAACTAAAACTGTAACTTTGACTAAGTCTTCTAAACGTTCACGAAGCACGTCGTTGTCCTTCTCTTCTTCTTTGGGTTTTTTAACTTCCAATTTAGTATCCATAGCCATTAAACAAAAAAGCCTCAAAATAATTTAAACCAGAGGCTTTTCTCAGGATATTCTAATACTAGTATGACTCTCTTTCTGTCGGAGAATCAAGATAGGTTTCTGAATAAGCTACAGGATAGAGCTTATTTAGTATCTCGTCGTATTCTCTGTACCACTTGCTATCTACTACTTGTAATTGTTGCTGTTTGCGAACTGCAGTAAAAATTGTCTTCCATTGATGATGATCAAACTCTAATTCAAACATGAAAAAAGATCCCGTTAAGGATCCTTAATCTGTGTTATGCGTGATTGCTGAAATATTTTTCTATTACTTCCATCCTCTCTTCTTCGTGAGCAATTATATCAAGTTGTTCTTGAATTGCTCCTAAAACATCAGGATGTTCGCCGATTCCGGCAGGATTATGGAGATAGACTTCAACATTTGCCTTTGCTTTGGCAATGTTTCCTTCAGAGGTGGCCAAAAGGCCCTCAAGAATTTTTAAACGTAGATTACAAGACATTTGTTTAATGAGCAGCGTTTTTTAGTGTCGTTAGGAGGTGCATGTTTCCATGATGGTATCCTAACGCAATTACACATAGGGTTAAGATAAAAATAACAATTAAAGATATAACAAGAGGAATTGTTTCATTCTCCATGATATAAGATCTCTAGAAATTCTTTATACTCTTGGAATTCTTCTGATGTCATTTCACTAACATCTTTCTTTTCTTCAGGTTCTTGATCAGAGGGCGTTTCCACGGGGCAATACTTCTTCTGGGAATACAAAAGACTCATGTGGTTGGTCTACAGGAGCCATCCAAGTCCTTAAACCCTCATTCAGAAGAATGTTTTTGGTGTAGAAAGTTTCAAACTCTGGATCTTCTGCCGCTCTGATTTCCTGGGAAACAAAGTCATAAGCGCGAAGGTTGAGAGCAAGACCAATAATACCGATGGAACTTGTCCACAGGCCCATAACAGGAACAAAGAGCATAAAGAAATGCAACCACCTCTTATTACTAA